CACATTACTTGCCTGTACCCTAGGATCAGCATTAACAATCGCTTCAACATTTTGTGTAATAAGAGATTGTATTTGTGGAGTTAACGGTTCAAACAGCAAGTCCCAAATGATACAACCTATTGTAGGTTGCATTAATCGTTCGCCCTGACGAACGTAAAAACTATTGAGCAAATCTTGTTTAATTAACTCAAAATCGTATAATTTAAAATTTTGAGTAGTAGTGTTTACTGTACTAAAACCTTTGTAAATTTGTGTAACTGGTTGAGATAATGCATTTTGACCTGTAACCGTAATGTTATTGTATAGTGTAGTAGGCATGCTTGCTCCTTATGGTTGCGCCTGTGGTGGCGGTGGTGGATTAAATGTATCTGTTTTAGTTGTATAATTTTTCCATAATTCAGGAATAGCAATACCAACAAATGATTGAGATAGTTGAGTTGGAATGACCGCAGCCATTACCTTTCCAGAATTTTTAACTGGTATTGCAGGAGGTGCATTAGCAACTATATCGGTAGATATCGGATTAAAAGAAGGCGGCATTAAATTTTCATGATGCGGGTAAGGTTCCATTGTCGGAACCCTTAACATTATGCTAGTGATACTTGCACCAGACAATGGCAAAGGATTTCTAAATGTAGGTAATGCGGATGGTAATGTCGCCTGTACAGCAGATCCTGCCGATGCTGCCGCAACACTGCTATTCATGTAGATCTTTGCGGCAGTTTCTACATGATTAAGAGTTGAAAGAATATTTGTAGTGGCACCTGACGTAAAATTATTATTGCCCTTAGTTTTTAAATCAAATGCAAGTGCCGTAGTCAGTTGAGTTCCGCCGTTCACTAAGATAGATAAATCATGTTGGAATGAAAGATGGCTAGTGCCAACCACTGATTCGTCTTTTGTACCACCAACACTTATTTTATTATTTCCTGTAACTAAAACTGTTTTGTTGCCAACTACTTCTGTTTGATGGTTGCCAGTTGCTTTAACATTAATATTTCTTACAGCTTCCATATTAATGTCTCGTCCTGCATAAAAATTCATATCATTTTCTGTGTGTACGCTAATACTGTCTTTTGCATAGATATCTATTTTACCATTACTGGTTAATTCTATCCAGGTAGTACCTTTACCATTACCTATATAAATTAAATCTTCACTGTTATGCAACAATATTTGATGACCAGTACGGGTGCGAATACGCACTAGTTCGTTATGAGGTATACCTGGATTTCCATCTGTTTCGCCTGCTTCAACTGATGCATAATATGGAGCACTACCTGCTACTGTCCTACCTTGAGTATCTACTGTGTCACCAGCGGGGGATCTACGTAAAAATTTATCGTCACCGTCATCCATAACAAATGTAGTTCCACCCAACCTACTAACACTTGCGGTGGCGGCATATTCAGCAGTACCTACTGTCCCACTAGGCCCATTTTTATCAAGAGGTCCGGGTGTTGATATTCCAAATACTTGGCTGGGAAGTTCTCTCCTTGCACTAGACGTAGTAATACCTCTAATATCATCTAGTAATAATCCTTGATTGTCTAAAATTGTAGCAAGCGGATGTTTGGCTTTAGGTGTTTGCGTAGTATTTCCTGTCGGTACATTCGCACGTTTATTGTATTCTGCCACAGGCACTCGACCTGTGCGTCCGGCCATATCGGTTTTTTCAGAGAATGACTCAGTTGATAATTCTGTAGCGGCAAGGCCGGGGACCATAAAGTTCATAAAATCGTTTGGTACGCAACCGAACCAAAACCCCTGTCCTGGATCTCCGTTAATAAAAATTACTGCTACTATTGTACCTACATCTGGCGGTACCATCCACATACCATAGGCCTTTTGTGCATCGTCGTAGGTGTTAGTGCCAGTTACAAATTGTGGACCTGTACTACCAAAGAAAGGACTTATCATCCTAACAGGCAAAACTTGACTAGCTGACTCACTGTCACCTACGTCTTTTAATAATTGCACTTGTAATCCGCCCATATAGGTAGTGTCTAAAAAACCAACCACCTTTGCCAGGCACGGGGCTGCCGGCATTACTTGTGCATCTTGTCCTGTATTGTGTTCTACTGTCATAATTATTTTATTATTTTATTTGCTAGTACTGGTCACATTATTAACTGTATCAGTCTTAGGATCAAATGTTGCTGTGCTATCTTGTCCTTGTCTTCTATTAACTGTTAACGTTTGTTCAAAGACTCCACCTCTAAATTTACTTTCAATTGTAGTAATTTTATAGAAACCACTAAATTGCTCACACAATGCAGACTTTCTATCATACATTCCAGTAACTTGATTAATATCTGAAGGCGTTCTAAAATTTACAATAATATCAACTTCACCATTTTGATAGTTGATATCACCGTCAGATGTTACGTTGATAAGGTCTGTTTGATTAGCAGTATAATTACCCATGCCGCTGTTGGCAATATAATAAGGATCACCATTGATGGTTATACTTGCGTTCATCATGTCCATACCTTTGACCATTGAGTCGTGAAATAGTTTGGCTGCACGACTAATTTCAGTTTCTCCCCTAGATCCACCTCTTCGATCGTGTGACGAAGTAATAGCATCGTACTTTGCTTGGTACGCTGGAAATCCTTCTGCACTACTACCACTACTCAATCCGGGCTGTAGATTAATTTGTTGTTGCTGTTTAGTTTCAGCTGTCATACCTTGTTGAGCTTGTGTTACATTGTCAGCAGTTCTTTTATAATTATCAGCCATAAATGATTGATAAAATGTATTCTCAACAGTAATGTCAAAGTTTTTAACTTCTGTGTTTAATCCAGTGTACAAATAATCATAGATTTTTGCAACTTGAGCCTTTAATCCTCCATTAGAAAATCCTGGAGCGGGTGCATTAGGCAATAATAGTTGGCTGGCATGCACTTGATATGGCACTACTCTATAAACCATTAACTTAGGAACTTGTCCTGTTTGCTTCATGTTAGCTGTAGAAGACACATAGTATGCCTGAGTGTCTATACGCCACCAAGGTCGCATGCCAGTAGTATTATTAATTAAGGATGGATCCAGTGCGGCAGCCGCGGCACTGCTTTTTAACAGCACCTGATTAATAGCATTAACTATGTCAGAACCTTGAGAAAACATAAATGAAACTTCACCGGGTTTTGAATTTGTTTTGCCTCGAACCCATACTTTCTTTGATACATCCCACACATTATTTGCATCTTGATGAGGACGTTGTCCTGTTCTAGTCACATCAAATCCTAAAGTTGCTGATCCCAGCGCATTACATTGAGAAGGATCTTGAACTAATAATTGTGTTGTACTTGATCGTGTTACACCTAGTTGTTTTAATAGTTGAGCATTGTCTGGAGATTGTGTGCTTTGAGTAGCGGCATTGGCCTGTATTAAAAAAGTACCAGTAGTTGATGTTGAAATATTAGGTGGAAATAATATTAATATCTCATCTGCTACAGTGACAGCGCCGTCTTTTTGTAGCTGTTGGAATCTAGCATTGACAACGTTTTGTAAACTTTCAGTTCCAGTTTGTAGTATTTCTTGTACAGTAGTTCCGTTTATAGTAGCGTTACTTTTTAATTGTTTGTAACTGTCGTCCAGTGCACCAGCATTTGCAACTAGCCCTACAACATTATACACCGCTCCAGCGGCAGTGGCTTTCACACTAATTGTGTTGAGTTTAAAAGGTATGTATTTTGTTGTGTTAGGTACTAGTGCGAGAACACCGTCTTCAGTATTTCCTCTAAATTCTATCACTAATAAGAATATTGCTTCGTTATAATTTTGATATCCGGCATTATAGGCAGCGGCCTGCATGGCAATCATCCACGCTCCTAGACTATAAGGTTCAACTACCTTAAATTCAATGTTGGTAACATTAGTATTGCCTGTGCCTTTTTCAAAACCATATTGACTTGTTATATTAACTTCATCTAAAAAGAAATCAAATTGTTGTCCAGCAAACCCAAATCTGTTATCAGGATTTCTAAACGCACTACTTAAGATAGTTGGCGGGAATTGTCCTGCCAAGTAAGACGATAATGGATAGTTAAAACTATCTGGATCTAAACAATACATGCTGAACAGATAATTATAGCTGGCAAATCCACTTAACACATTTGGCATGGGTAGTTTAAACTGTGATGGTGTTGGATTATTAAATAATGATTTAAAATAACTGCCGATAGAGTTTACTAGGCCGCCACCGCTTGCTGATGTTGCTGTTACACCGTTTGCTTGTGAGCTAGAAGATGCTGTTGTTGCGCCATCTGCCATGTTATATTCCTAATGCTTGTGCTAACATACCATACTGGCATAGATATATTTTAGTGCCGGGAATAAAATCAAGTATTGGATCTTGTAATACATCTAAATTACGTTGTATAAAAACCCACCACAAGTTTGCAGTACCATATAAGTCATAGGCTAATAAATCTGGTCGATATGTATATTGCGGTTGAATGGTATATAGATAATCAGAGGCTGATGAGCTTACTGGACGAATAGTTAAAATATCCAAGTACTGACCATTAACCGTTGGCGTTATAGCATAAGGACTAGTCGATGTATAAGTTGCTGTCATATTAAATATACCCTGGTGATGAATTTAAATAACCGCCTTCAACGAATCTGTCAAGGCTAAATTTCTGTGAAGTATTTCTGCTGTACATCGGTAATAAAGTTATTGTAAATGTACTTTTAGTTGGAACATGTGTTACACCGCCTGCTACACTTCCTCCTATTCCAAACAAACCTAGTCCGGCAGCAATCTGTCCAGCTCCGCTAGCAAGACTACTTATACCTGCTGTTATGCCCGAAGTCCCTGGTACTGATGATCCGATCGCATTTGATGCTATTGAAATTGCATCAGCGTATCCTTCAATGCTGCCTGCCGCACTGCCAACAATGTTAACACCGATATAGTCACAATCTTTGTCTAATGTCATGCTAAAATTTGAAACTGCTACTGGCACGTTTGAAAACACATACTGACCGTATCCGTTAAGATAAACTATTGGGGGTGGGTTACCTGCCTTTGGATCATATCCTGTGAACATTTTGGTCATAGAACGTAAATAGTGCAGAGAAGCAAGCCAGTACAATCCTTGTGTAGGATCTTCAACGTTCATCGGTGCTGTAATTTGTATACTGCCTGGTTCACTATGTTGATACGCTTGGAATTGAAAATTTGTATGCATAGTGCTAATTGATTGATATTTTGCACTAGTAGATACAGTAATTTGAGGAGTGTAAGGAAATACTAAACCATTGACATTCATTAGTGGCGCTAACACCGGACTATTTCTAAAACTAGGCCAAGTGGGCATACTCAATCTAACTCGCCAATCAGCGGCATTACCTGTGTTGAACGCGGCAGTGGCTGCCGAAATATCTCCTGCAACTTCAGCGGCAGTAGGTATGTCGATCGCTCTAATAGCACTACCAAAATTAGCCGCATTAGAAAGAGCCGATATTGCCGCCGCGGCTTCTCCTACTGCGTTTGCAAGGTTAACAACGTTTTGTGCCGTTGTTGCTACACTATTACCATTTACAGCCATAATATATCCTTTTTGGTATAATATTTAGTTGATTTTATTATGTGCGTAGTTTATAATAGCATATCAGAGGACTCTTAGGATGACATTAATACCACAACCAGTAAAAGTAAATTACCTAAACAACAAGGATATGTTGTTAGAAATACATAGATCAAAAACATCATATTGTGTTTTTACCAAACCAGAATATCATCAATATGATCTTATTTTACCAAGTGTTGACAAAATCAATATTCGAACAATAGCAGAAGCCAAACGTGCTAGAGCCAAACGATTGGGACAAGAAGAATTTGATAGACGTAAAAAATCGGGCGAAAAAGTCAAGGCCGCAGACTGCGAAGTTGATTACAAGAAAATGATAAAGACAGATCTAGTGTTTCGTATAATGACATTTGATCATATCCCACTTAATAATACTCGTAAAAAGAATCCTAAAAGCCTAGCAGATCATAGAGACAAGGTTAACTTTCCTCCATTCCAACATTGGAAATTTAATGACGAAGATGAGCTGATTTGCGTGGGCAAGAGTCATTGGAAGGGTGATTTAGTTAAGGGTAAGTTTGACAAAGATGCGGGTCAAATAACTAACACTCTAGCACGTATGATGTTAAAATTGTGTGAAAGATATGCTACTCGCGGCAACGTTCGTGGCTATACCTACAATGATGAGATGAAGGGTCAAGCTATACTACAGCTTACACAGATAGGACTACAGTTTGATGAATCGAAATCTGATAACCCTTTTGCGTATTTTACTGCCGCTGTTACTAACAGCTTTGTTAGAGTTATTAATATCGAAAAACGTAATCAAAATATCCGAGATGATATTCTGGAAATGAACGGTATGAATCCAAGTTATAGCAGAACCGGTGCCGGAGAGCATGCGGCCGCAATGAAACGTAATGATGAAGCAGGGCCTAGTGAATGACAAATTTATTTAAAAGAGTAGCTTGTTTTACAGATATACATTTTGGATTAAAGTCTAACAGTTCAGTACACAATCAAGACTGTGAAGACTTTGTAGATTGGTATATTGCCAAGGCAAAGGAGGAAGGTTGTGATACAGGTATCTTTATGGGCGATTGGCATCATAACCGCAATAGCCTTAACATTACTACAATGGATTATAGCCTTAGGGCCTTGGAAAAACTGGGTCAGGCGTTTGACAACTTCTATTTCTTTCCTGGTAATCATGATTTGTATTACAAAGACAAACGGGACATACACTCTGTGGAGTTTGGAAAGTATATACCTGGTATCACTGTGGTACATGAGCCTACTACTATTGGAGATGTCACTCTTTGTCCGTGGCTTGTAAGTGAAGAGTGGAAAACAGTAGGTAAGAAAGGCGGCAAATATATCTTTGGTCACTTTGAATTACCTAACTTCTTTATGAACGCTATGGTACAAATGCCGGATCATGGTGAAATTCAAGTAGGCGATTTTAAAAATTACGAACTAGGATTTAGTGGGCATTTCCACAAACGTCAGCAACAAAAGAATATAATCTACATTGGCAATGCATTTCCGCACAATTACGCAGATGCGTGGGACGATGACAGAGGAATGATGATATTAGAATGGGGCGGAGAACCTGAGTATCACAGCTGGCCTAATCAGCCTACATTCCGTACAGTTAAATTAAGTCAACTTATTGACGAAGCTGATACAATTATTAAACCTAAGCAACATTTACGTGTTACATTAGATATTGACATTACTTTTGAAGAAGCAAGTTTTATTAAAGAAAAGTTTATTGCTGATTATGATATCCGTGAATTAACTTTAATTACTGAGAGAAAAGATGTTGAAATTAACACTAACATCGATATACAAAGTTTTGAAAGCGTAGATCAAATTGTTAGCAGTCAGATTGTTAACATTGAAAGCGACACTTACGACAAGAATACACTTCTTGCCATTTATAACAGCCTATGATAAAATTAAAAGAACTAACAGTACGTAACTTTATGAGCGTGGGTAATCAAACCCAAGCAGTTAATTTCGCACAGGAAAACCTAACACTAGTTCTAGGTGAAAACTTAGACCAAGGCGGAGACGACAGTGGTAGTCGTAACGGTACAGGTAAAACTACTATTGTAAATGCGCTCAGTTACGCTCTATTTGGCAATGCGTTAACTAACATTAAGAAAGATAATCTTATTAATAAGATTAACAATAAAAATATGTTAGTTACATTAGCGTTTGAAAAAGATGGCGTAGACTATCGTATTGAACGTGGACGTAAGCCCAATGTGTTACAGTTCTTTGTTAACGACCAAGCTCAAGAAACAGA